TGATCCAGGAGATGATTTTTGGATTGATCAGGATACTGATACTAATGTTGTTACACTCACTGTTGGGACTACTGCTGCTGGCGCTATTAATTTTAATGTGCAGTTTATGCTAGGACCAGGTGTTGATATGAGTGAGTTAAGTACAAGAGGGACTGGCGCACCTGCGCAAAGTTATCCTTAATAACAATTTAGAAAATGAATTAAGTTAACGGTAAAGGATTTTTGATTTAATTTGAATTCCCAGGTTGGTAACCTAAGAAGAATAAGAAAATAACATGATTTTAATTATATAAGGAGGAAAACCTTACTATGGAAGATGCATTAAAGAAAGATATTGAAAATGTGGTTAAAGCCATCTTCTCTGAAAAAGAGGAAGCTAGTCAAATGCAAAGAACACAAGATGCTCTTAATGAATCCGCAGAGACTATCGAAGAACTTACTCAGAGTTTAGAGGTATTACAGACAGAACTATCAACAGCTAAGGAATCTGCAAAAGAAACCGTAGTTGAGAAAGACACTAAGATTTCCGAACTTACTACTGAGCTAGAGGCAGCCCAGGAAAAGTTAGGCGAGGTAGAAGCCAGTTTGACTGCTTCTGAAGAGTCTTTGAATAATATGAAAAAAGACCAACTAGCGGAAGCTAGAATGGCCGAGCTACAAGAAGCTAAAGTAGCTATGGGAAGTGACCTGGAATCTCAAACAGCTAAAGTGAGAGAGTTTTCGGATGAAGAGTTTGCTACTTACAAGACTGATCGAATTGAACTTCGTGATTCTGTAATGAGAGAACTGGAAGCTGCAGCTACTGCTGCTGCTACTGAAACAAATACTGAAGGTGAGGAAGAAACCCCTGCTACTGAAGAAGCTGCTGAAGAAGAAGCTTCTACTGAAGAAGATGTTACTACAATCCCTGCAGAAATAGCTCCTGGCCAAGCAATGGCAGCTGCTATGAATTTTGAAAATAAACCCTCAGATGATATGGTAAGAAAATATGAAGCAATGGGTAAAGCCATGGCTGCTAGTTTATCACCAAAGAAATCTGATAATTAATAAGGAGGACGATAAGGTATGTTTATTCCTAGACATTCAGTTGTAGAAAATCAATTTTGTAGCTATGCGGAAAGCAGTGACTTTGGCTCCGCCGGAATCGGTGGTGTTGTAGCATATGCAGGGTCTGTAGTTTATCTTGACCCACTCGCAACTAACGAGGAACCAATGGTTAAAGCCATGGCAGGTGTTGTTACTGAAGCACCCTTCGGGTTCATGATGCAAAAAGTTAAGGTAGGATATCATAATGTACATCCTACTGGATTTGTTATGCCAGGTGATTTGGGTTCTAGTGATGCTATTGCTCAACCATTGTACAGTGCTGCTGGAGCTATTACAGGTCATAAATCTGTACCAGTTGGCGTTGCTCATCTTGGAATTTTTGACACTGTACATTATATTTGTACAGGTGCAGATGGAACTGCTACTACTAAAATGACCCCAGGTCAGTCACTGTATGCAGCTGCTTACCAAGCAAGAGTCACTAACTCTACTAATGCAACACCAACTACTGATGCTACTGGTGAAACTGGTACTAGAGCATCTAATACTGTTGTAGCTCGAGTTATGAAAGGTGCTAGTTTGGCAAAATGTCAAGCTAACATGGATAATGTTACACTTTACCCAATTCGGGTAAAGCTAGTTGTTTAATAAAAGAATATTTGGATCAATGTGAATTTTAACACATCCAAAACTAATAAATATTAGGAGGAACTATATATAATGGAAAGACAGGAAATGATGGAACTTTTCAAAGCCACTTCAGAGATTAATACTCCTGAGGGAATGGCAGCTTATCGTGCATTCGCTGCAGCTTTGACCACTCCAATTTTACAAAAAATCGAGTTGGACTCTATAATGAGAACACTCTTTACTGTGGAAAGACTAGGTCCGGGAGCACAGGCGGTTTATCCTGTAGCAGAAGACTTCGAGATCCCTGTATGGGTTCTACCAGGTCTTGGTTATGTAGCGCAGAACTTTATTGAAGGTATTGGTGAAGAGGTATACGTACCTACTTTTACAATTGATGCTGCTGCCGACTGGAAGATTACTTATGCAAGAGATTCTAGAATCGATATAGCGTCGAGAGCTGCTAATCGTGCCGCAAAAGATCTAGCAAATTATGAGGAAGAATGTGGTTGGCGTGTAATTATGCCAGCAGCTACATCAGCTTTCTCAGGTAAAGGGCTGTTAGGGTCTAGACCCGCACCTATTTATGAAATTAACCCTGCTGCACAGGGTGCTGGCTATCTATCTAAAGAACTTATTAATAAGATGATAGTTGGTTTTAAGAGAATCGGAAGAACTCTTACTGATCTGTATGTATCCCCAGAGGATGCTGCTGATATTAGAGAGTGGACCGACACAGATATTGATCCAATTACACGTAGAGAAATTTTCCAGGCATCCGGTATGGGTAGTCTTTGGAATGTATCTCTTCATGAGATTCAACATCTAGGAGCAACTGGAATGTTTAATATTAACGGTGCTGGGTCTGCATATGGTAAATTTGTAGCTCCGGCAAATGTCTATAATGGGTACACTTTGGATAATCCAAACATTACCTCTGCTGATGGCACTGTTGGTACTCTTGGTGAAACTCAGATTCTTGGATTTGATCTAAGTGTTAATGATTCCCTTGTTATGCCTATTCGTAAAGAATATGAAGCGCATGACGACCCCACTTTACTTCGTGTACAGAAACAAGGTTTCTTTGGATGGGCAGAACTTGGTTTTGCTTGTTTAGATAGTAGAATGCTGGGTATGGGTATTATTGATCGTAGTTTATAATATAAACTAATTTAATATAATAATATAAGGTGAGGGGCATGAAGTTTTCTTCATGTCCTACACCTAAAAGGAAAAAGTACTAGTGATATTGATAGAGATTATAACGGCTGTAATACTTACTGAAGCGTTAACTGAGCTAGCCGTTAAATCTGAGCTGTTTGAGCCTTTGCGAAAACTACTATTTGAATCTGAAAGTAGACTATTAAATTTTATACATCAAATTCTGGATTGTGGTTACTGTTTCTCAGTTTGGGCTGCAGCACTCTCGTCAATATTAATATTTATTTTAGATAATAAAATAATAGATTTTTTTATATTATGTGTTATTGTACATCGTTTGTCTAACTTATTTCACTTTATACTGGATCGAGTAAGGGGTGGTGAGTAGACAGTCAGAAAAGGACAAGGCTAAAAAAAATTAAATAGAAAAGGAGAAGATTATTATGGAAGGATTTGTAAAGAATAAATCATCAGAATGGGCCTACGCAATGAAGCGTTCAATAAGACCTGGAGGAGAAGTTCCTTTAAAGGAGTTATATGAGCAGTATGGTAAAAAATACGACATGACACCTGGTGATGAGTTTGTTAAGTGGCTAAAAGAAGTTAAATTACGGGGTTCTGATAAATGGGATATAGTATTTGATTTTAAAAATATAAATAAGAGCACTGATTCTGGTGTTGCTTCATCACAACCCACAGTTCAAGTTATTAGTAATTCTTCAGACTCGGACTATACATCATCTGTGGTTATAAAACAGTTACAAGTGGAAGATGTAGTTAATCTTACAGTAAGAAAAGCTAGGGAAGTAATACCTAGAGTAACGGATTTGAATTTATTAAAATACTCTTTAACAGAGGCTAGACAATTATCTGATAAGGACAGTTTATGTAGATTACTACAAAAGAGAGTGAGAGAACTACAGATTTCTAGATAAATACAACTAGATAGCAATTATAGAGGGCCCTTTCTTTTAGTAATTATAGATTGGGCCTTTTTTTATTTATGTAACTACCTTGTAGGTAGCTTGTATTATATATTTGTATATACTTAATTTATAGGAGAGTGTCATGGAGGGTAAAAAAAGCTTTTTAAGAATTATAAAAGAAAGTCTTATAAATTTCTTTGGGGACATACGATTATATAAAGGAGGTATAATACTATTTGGTGACACTACTTTAGAATTAAAAGGACCTGATTGGCGAGAAATTTTAGATTTAATACTTCCTGGAGATATAGTACTTAACGCCCACAATCATTATGTAAGTGGAATGTTTATTAAAGGTTATTTTGGACATACGGGTATTTATGTTGGTGACAACCAAATAATTCATGTTGTAACAAAAGGTATTAAGAAAAGTGATATATTGACTTTCTTAAGAGCTGATGGAGCAGCAGTAGTTAGAATAAAAGACCAAACTAAAGTAGCTTCAGCAATTAAAAAAGCTTACGAACAACTAGCAAAAGATGTTGAGTATGACTATGATTTTGATAAAAAAGACACTAGTCAGTTTTATTGTTCTGAATTTACAGATTTTTGTTATGATTACCCATTAAGGGAAGGGGTTTCTAAAGGTAATGGTTATATTTTACCAGATGACTACTTAATTCCTTCTGATTTGTTTGATGTTGTTTGGAAAAAATACTAAAATAATCTTTAGCTTACTATAATTAATTATTTATCTAACCAGTGTAATTACTAGATACTTATTCAAATAAATAAAGGAAAATAAAAAAAATGATTATTAAAGATCTAAATAATGATGAAAAAAATATCAAATCAATCAAACAGGTTGATTTTGATAGAAAAAATGATTGTATAGTATATAAAAATATAAATGTAGATGGAGAACTTATTACAGTAGGAGAACAAGAGATTGTGGAAACAACTGAGAAGTATATAGAAGTAGAAGTAATAGGTAAGAATGGTGGGACTTGGACAGAGTGGTACCAATTAGAAAAGTTTGAGGAGTTAAATCCTGGAGTTGAGGTGGTATAAATGGGAAAAATAAAAAGCCAGAAAAGCCTGAAAAGCCAGAAAAGCCAGAAAAGCCAGAAAAGCCAGAAAAGCCAGAAAAGGAAGATCTAATGGCAGTAACAGTATACACAAAAGATTTAAAAACTAAAGAAATATTCATTGATGGAAGT